AACACGTTCGCACGGCTTGCACTCGCAGCACCATCCACCCCAATAGCATTTTAGGAATCGCAAAGTCACGAATTCAGTTTTCATCCTTTGTCTCCTCCTGACACCTCTAGGCCTAAAATGTCGCGGTTGTATCTGTCTGCCCATTCAGCGTCTGCGGCAATGGTGCTCTCAGCCTCTGGCCACCTGCCCTTGATAATGTTCCGGCTATAGAAATACGCTAGTTTGGCATCCTTGGCGATGATAGGTTCGGCCTGCGGCCACCTGCCTCTGATAACGTGGGAGCTATACCAAGACGCGCAATCCGCGTCGGTGACGATGATGGGTTCGGCCTGCGGCCACCTGCCTTCGAGAACGTTGAAACTATACCAATACGCCCAATATGGACATTCCGTATTTGAGAGCACCGCGTCAACTCCTCCAGTCTTCAGCAGATTGCCAATCTCACAAAGAACTTCCGCACAGGCGCCGGCTTTCTTCGCCTTTTCCAAGTAGCTTTCGATTTCTTCTATTGTGATGTCCATTATCCGTCTCCTTTTCCAAGTTTTTCGGAAGCGGCTGGCCTTTTCGCCGCCTCGCCGGCCTTGGCCACAAGCCCCAGGATCGAACCGCCATTCCCTTCGCCTCTCGGCGTCGGACCGTTGGCAGTCTCTCTCAGCAAGATGAGATGGCCGATCTCCTCCGCCATTGGTGGCGGCACTTGCTCAATCACCCGGCGAAACGTCCTGTCGGCCCGTCGAGCGGTCCGCTTGACCCACCGCACGTGAAGCCATTGGCGCAACGTCCTGCGCGGCAAGACTGGCAAAGGATTGGAACCGTCCATGGCCTTGACACTTCCAGCTTATTCTGAAAGCCTCTCGATGACGATCTCGACTCGCGGGTCGCCATCCCCGGTGAAACGCTTCTCGCTGACCAATGCCGCCACGCGGCAGTCGTCGGGATAGGCGATCTCCTTGAGCGCGTCCATCACCAACGTCGCTAGGCGGTCGACGTCTGGCTTGGTGTCCTTCCAGTGTGGCAAGGGTCTCTTGCGTTGGAGGAGGTGGGCGGGCGGCGCGAAGAAAAACCGCGTCGTCAGGCGCACCGGCCCTTTGCCGGTCATGGGCAGGAGGGCGACATTGGCCATGACCGCCACCTTGCGTTTCCATTGCGTCTCCGGCGCCTCTTTGTAATGGTGAATCCAGCGCCGGCCGAGACGACCGGCGCGCAAGGCGACTTTTGGCGCCCGCCATGACTGCGGGTCGCCGGGCACCGTGAACCGCGCCACCTGCTCCCATTGCCAATGGCCAGCGCTGAGGTCGTCCAGTCTCATTTGGCCCCATCACCTCAATTTCAGCGCGATCTGGCTGGCCACTTGGACCAGCTCGGTGAATTTGCTTGCGGGCGCCTCGGCGAGGTTCTCGCATCCGATGCTGCCCAGGTAGTTGACGAATTCGACTTGTCGGGCCTTTTTGCTCTCAGGTTTGGCCTTGGCGTAGAGGATCGCCTCGACCTTGTCGCGCTGGTCCGCGGTCAGGGGAGGGACTCGTTGGCCCGCTCGCGTCTCCGCTCCATGTTCCATCGTGGCCGGTGGCGACGACTTGGTCGCAAGTGAGGCGGTGGCTTGCGCGCTCTCAACTCTGCCAGGGTCGGGAGAGGCCGGCCCGGCCACCCGAGGGCTTTCCTCAGATGGCAACCTTGGCTCAACGCCAAAGACCTGCTTCACCGTCATCGTCTCGTCACGGAGGATGTTCCAAATCCCGACAAGGTAGAGGAGGTCGTTCTCAAGGTCTTTGCCGACCTCGTGGCCAAGGACCTCGGCCAACATCTCCTCGCCGACTCCATGTTCCGCCTTGAAGGACTCGACGCAGCTGCGCAAGCGCCGGCCAAGGGGGATGGGTTTGCCATCGGGGCCCCTCTTGTCCAAGGTCACTGCCCTCGCGCGATTCCAAAGCCACAACCGAAGGGACTGCGGGACGCTGCGGAGGATCAACTCCCGGACGAGCTTGCTGGCCTCGGCCTTCACCCTGTTGTCGAGCTTGTCGTCGGCCAACTTGACCGTCACGCCCGAAGAACGCAAGGTCATGTACTTCGACACGCGCTGCTGGCGGAGGGTCCGTTGGTTGCGCTCGCAGTCGAGCCAAATCGCCGTCAGGGTTATGGAATCCTCGTTCTCCTCAAAGGTGACGGCCTTGGCGTGGTTGTCCCAGTGCGCCGCCAGGGATTCCGCCGCGCGAATCGAAAGGTCGCGGGCGAAAGTCTGGACCCTGCGCGCCTCGCCGCCCTCGCCGACCTCGCGCTTGCCCACCGGCTTGATGTATATCCACTCGTCCACCTCGTCGGGAAAGGCCGCCATCTCCTCCTCCAGCCTCGCCTTCACCTTCAGGAGCTCGCGCGGATTCTGGCGGGCCATGACCATTTGAGTCTCGTTCTCCAGGCGGATCAGCGCCGTCTGCGGCGACTCCAACGCCAGCGGGCCGCGAACGATTTGCGCCTCGACGATTTCGCCGCGTCCATCCGTTTGTTCTTTCCCGGTTGCTCTTGCCATGTCCATCCTCCTCGTCAACCTCTATCTCGCCACGTAAGGGCAAGTCTGGTAATAGCCACACCACTTTGGGGCGCAGAACCAGCTCCCCTCCGGGCATGGCGGGAAATCCCCACGCTTGATGCACGTCATGACGACCGTCAACCGCCGGAGAGCCACGGTCCAGTCCCTTTGAGTTCGCTCGGCCAGGGCCGATTTGACCTTTGGCTCCGCAGCGTCAACGAGGTAGTCGAAAGCGACCGCGACTGACGGACGAGGGCAAGACGAAGGGTCGGACTTTTGGCTGGCGAGCCACGCCATGTGCTGAATCGTGAGCTGCGTCGAGCGCTCCACCTCGCCTTCGGGCGGCATCTTGGACCTCGTCTTGAGGTCCCGTATGACTTGGTGGTTCGGCCCTTGTCCGTCGACGAGGTCGAGGAAGACCCAGACCGGCTCGGGCAGCTCAGGGTGGGAGATGACGATCTTGCCCGTCTCCAACCCTCCCGCCGCGTCCTTGTCGGCCTCGACGAAGACCGGGTTGATCGCCGGGTGCAGCCGCTCGCGGTCGAGGCGCGCAAGCCCAACCGCCGCGTCAATTGTCTTGTCGCGCAACTTCCTCTTCCCAACGTTTTTCTCGTCGGGGGCGAACCACACGTCGCCAGCGAAGGCGGCCTTGACGGCGTCGCGGGCCACGTCCGCGATCTCGCTGCCGGGAAGGTCGGAGCCCGTCGCCATCTTCTGGCGCATGTTGTGGCCGCGGGCCACGTGACATCCGACGCCGCGAATCGCCGCGACGCCTGGCGGGATCTTCTCGCCGCAGCCATATCGCCGCCTGTACTGCTCGCCACAGCGAAGGAAAGTCGCCAACTGCGAGTAGCTGAAGTGGTCAGGCATCTTTGCCGCCTTTCGGCCGTGAGGCGCCCCGAGGCTCCTCGAAGTGCTCGGCGAGCCGAAGAAGGCTCAGGGGCTGGTGCGGGTCGGCTGCCCACTCCTCGGCCCGCTTGATTATCGCCGCAAGGTACAAGCCGCGGTCAGAGGCCCGTGCCACTGAGTTCCCTCCGGCGTCGGACTCTCTCTCCGCCATCGTTCCGCGCAAAGAACAAGCCATGTGTGTCACCCCCTTCACCTTGGGGCTTCGCCGGCCTTCTTGCGCCGCCCTATCGGGCCGAGGGCGCGACAAACGACGCGCATCCTCGCCAGAATCCCCATTTTCACGCTCCTTCTCTACGCTTGTTGGGCGCGGGTGGAATTCAAACCCACTTCGTCTTCCGCGACTTCAGAATGCTTTTCGGCGCCATTCCACAGCGGCCTGACTTCACGGGACGTACCAGGCGGGGAAGCCCGCACCGCCCCGCGGCACACGGGGCATCGCGCCTGGCTTGTGGCGAACGTCGCCCGAATTGAGGCGTTTTCGTCAGAACGCCACCGCGCCCGTCTCCAGTCGGAAATCAGGGGCCGCGCAATCGCGAGGAGGTTTCTTATTCCGGCAACGTGGAGGGAAGAGTTACGCGGCCCCCTTCTCGAATTGCAGGCAAGGAGGGAGGATCGCGGGCGCGGGCGGGTCAAGCGTGAAGTCGCACGTTGACAATCAGAGAGTTGGCTGCGTTCTCGGCATGGAGGGAAGAAAAAGAAGGAAAAGTCGCGCCCGCGACCTCCCGTAGGATTTTTGCTCAGCCGCCCGTGGATCGGACTTCGCCTTTGCCTGACGGCTTTCTCGCTGTACGACAATGGCTGAGCGCAAGCGTCGAAAGGAACGCGGCGACCCCCTGGCAGTGCAGATACCAAGGGCGAGGCGCCGGGATCGAACCGGCGGCTACCCCTGTCCTCGGTCGGGCTGTCGCCGCGACCCGCCGCTGTCCTGGCCCAACTCAGGACGTGCATGGGCGATAGCTTTGTCACTAAGGCTTTCATCGTTTTTGCGCAGCGCGCCACGCTCGAAGCATCTGCCGCCAGTCTATCGCGCCGCGCCGTCGCAGAAGCCGCAGGATCTCGTCATGGGAGCGGCCCTTGGCGTGGGCGGCCAGGGCGAAAAAAATCGCGTCAAGCGTGCCATCGTTGGCCCAAGCCTTTTTGGCCTTGGAAATCGTGCTCTTGTCCGTCAGCCCCCCGGCGATCCGCTGGCTGCATCGCTCCCGGAGTGCGGCGGCGAGGACGGAGTTGGCGAGGTCGCGCTTTCCGCCAACGTCCTTGCGAAATTGACCATCCCTCACGCGCCGCTCGCAAACCAGTTCCCGGACGAGCGACCACTGCTCGTCGTCGAGGTCGCGGGGGCGGACGGCCCAGGTCGGGTTCGGTGTGACTTTCATTGATTCCCCTTTTCCCTCATTCTCAAAAACCACCCGCAGACTACCGCGCCCAGTCGCTTTCGCGCGAATTTTTTTACAACTTTTTTGCTTGTGCGGCCTAAAGCCAATAAAATCAACGCGCAAAAAAATGTTTTTCATGTACGATTTTTCTTGACAAGCCGCCGCGAATTGATTTAGCCTTATCTTGTTTGATTGCGGAAAAAATAGGGAGGAAGGAGAAAAAAAGATGAGATTCCGAGCGACGTTTCAGAGCGGCGCCGACCGGTCGGGCGGCGCGCTGCGCGCCGAGAGCGACGGCCTTGAGTGCGCAATTGACGCGGCGCGCCGCCTGCGCGTCCGGCCCTGGACGCGGCTCGAAGCCGCGGCTGAAGAGTCCGATTTTGACCCGACCGAGTGGCATCACGTGAAAGTGACCCGCGTGTCAGAGATTTTGGGTGGCGGCAAAATGAGGGTGCGGATGGTAGAATCTTTACCATTTTATAAACCGTCCGAATGGGATCAGATTGCAAAGGTTGGGTTTGCTGCCCAGGCGGAACGGGAGTTGGATACACTCAACACTGAATCCCTTGGCGAATAGGTCGAGGGCAACCGCTCGATCGGGATGGTTGCGCTGGGCCTGTTGCCCAAAGAAAGTGAGGTGAAACAAAGATGGAAAAAGAGAGGATCGAGGAGTTTATCGGCAACGTTTGCCCACGGTTGAAAGCGTGGGCAGAAAGACACTACGCGGATAGCCCAATGGCCGCGGGGTTCAGGGCAGCCGTGGATATCCTAGCGGCAGAAATGTGCGACGCCGGTGTTGTTGATCATGAAACGCGCGAGTCGCTTGAGTGCGCGGCTCGACAATGATGCTAAGTAGAGGTGAAAAACATGAAAAACCACTCAATGAAGAGGGGCACCCTTGTTCCCTCGGATGGGTGTTCTGAGGACCAGTGCTCGCTTCCGAGGGGGATGCCGTGCTACATGACACGGCTGGAGGACGACTACCTCCGAACGCCGCGCGGCCGCCGTTGGTGGCCGCACCACGAGGGCGGCACGCACTACGGCGGTGCGTGCGATGTTTGCGGCAGGTTCACAAGCGAGCGGGATACGTTCGTTAGCCTCGTGGATCGCGGGCCACGATGCGGATGGTGTTATGAAATCGAGCAAAACCAGCTGTCGAAATCGCCAGAAAGGAGAGAACCATGAGAAGGCGCAGGTGGGGAAAGATCTACGTCTATGGCCAAAATTCCCCCCGCGCAGGGGAACGGTATTGGCCGAAGGGAAACGATGAGGAAGTGGAGCTGGAGCGAAACGGTGAGCTTCTTTCTTTTCCTGGCAACCCTTGGGACCTCAGCCAACACGCGGCGGCGCGGGCCAAGGGCGGGCCATTTGATCGGAAGGTCGCCAAGACATTGCGCAACGCAAGGAGAAGCCAATGAGACGGAAAAGGGAAAGAAGGTTGACGAACGCGAGGGCGATCCGCGCCTACGCGCTCGACTATGCCCAGAAGCACCGGCGCGGACACAGGTGGACCCGCGTCTCGAAAGTTCGGCTCGCGGAAATCGAACGGACGGTGCGGGTGTCCGTCGAGAAGTGGGTCGAGAGCGCCCCCTCACTAGGGAAGACGCTGTAGGAGGACGATCATGGAAGCGTTGAGCGACGACGAGCGTGCTTTCTTGAAGGAGTGGCTTTGGCTCGCAGAGAAATCCCCCGGCCAGATGTGCTTCGGGCACTTTGGTTCGGCCTGCAAACGCCTCCCAAAGGAGATGGCCTTTTGCGGGCTTTGCCAACGGATTGGCGGCGGCCCGGCCACGGTCGCCCTCCAGGTGCGAATTGAAATCGTCAAGCGAGCGTTGGGCTTGTTGGACGGCGTTCATTCGCTTGGCGGGTTTAACGACTTGGCAAAGTCCATTTCCAGCTGAACGCCTTGAGGTCGGCGAGGTCGGCTTCCGCCGGATTGTTCGTCCACAGCCGCCTGCCAAGGACGCGCATGTCTTCGGGCGTAGCCATCTTCAACCGCCGGTTTTGCAACGGCCAGCTCAGGCAACAACGCAAAAGCTCGTCCCACGCGTACATGCCCGCCTCGGAGCAGTTGAGCTTACTCGCCGTCTCAAGCCCCATCCAGTACAAGGGCAGCGAGGCGAAGTCATATGGCGCGCCCTCGAGCCACGCCAGGTAGCGCAGATAACGGTCAAGGTCCGCAGCCGTCCAACGCTCGATTGGCGGCGCGATGACGGTCGCCGTCCCCCAGGTCAACACTTCCTGGATGTCATGGCGCAAGAACCCCCCGGCCACCGCCCCGACGCTGGTCTTTTCGTCGAGGATCGCCTCGTAGTGGCTGTACCGGCCTGACGCCCAGCGGATGGCGCGGCCCAAGAGCGATTTGCCGACGATCAAAATGCCGTTCGGTGGCTGGCGGAACTCGACGGGCGGCGACGCGGTCTCTTCGATCATGGCAAACGCACCCCCGCCCTTTCAAACGCGGCGGCGGCGCGGAACCCCACGGTCACCTGCTCCGACCCCGCGAAAAGGAAGTCGTGCAAAGTCTGGCCTTGGTCCACCTGCGACAAGATGGCCGAGCCAGAATCCCCGCCTTCCGAGAACGGCGCGTACACGTTGACGTTCTCGAAGGTCGCCGGCCCCGCGTCGTATCCAACCGTCAGCGTCGCGCCGACGTATCGGCAAGCCCCTTGCGTGAACTCCGTCGTGCGGCCCACCTTGAAAACTCTCTCACCCGACTCAACGTCGCGGACTCGCCGCGGGTAGCCGGCGCGTCCGACGATCTCGCGAGTCGCGTCAGATTGGCGCAAGGGCGTCGCGAGGGCGAAATCCACCTCGTTGCGCAATGGGAAGCCGAATACGCGCAACAGCCGGACCAACGGGCGGTCGTAATGAAGGGGCGCCGCGAAGGAGAGCGTCGCGACCGTGTCGTCTTGGGGGGCGAATCCGCCGCCATCGTAAACGCCTGGCTGGAGGATCGCGTCGCCATAGTTGAAACCCTCTGGCGCGAGGACGTGGCGGCAGCTCGCCAAAAGTAACGCCTTGCCATCGTCCATTGGCGCGACCCACAGCCCCAGCGTCCCGGCCGTCACCTTGAAGTGGCCGACGCTCGCGCCCGCGGGCGCGGGCCTCATCCGCTCGGTGAAGGATTGCGCCCGCAGGTCGCCGACCTCGACCACGTCCGTCGGGATCGAGCCGATGCTTTGGGGCAGGATGACGGTTGGGCTTTCCGGGCCGCCCAAGGGCAGTTTGCGTCTGACGAAAAAGACGAGCGCCTCCTGGCCCGTCGGTTTGCCAGCCTTGATTTTCTCGCCAAGGCAAAAACCGAGGACCCCTTCCACGGTTCGGTGCAGCCGTCTGGCTCGTCGTCTGAGGACCCGTCGTTCTCTTCTGGTCATTTCCGCGCCTCCAAAACTCGTTTGTGGATCAACAGCGTGTCTGCGATCCAATCGTTCACGGCCCGGTCCAACCTCAAGTCGTTGGGTATGAGCCTGTCCAAGAAAGAGATTTTTTGCCTCAGAAGGACAAGAAGTCGTGCCAAGAACCGCCACTTTCTTACGAAGCGTGGTATCCTACCAAGCTGGTTTTGGCTCGTTGAACCGCGTCCAACGTCCTCCCTTTCCCGACCCGTCAGATACATTGAAGCGACGGATTCGATCCACTTGCGCTCAACCTGCCAAGCCGGCGCTCCGGTGGCCTCGAATTCAAAGACTTTTTTACGAGCCAGCGCATAACGCGGGTCTTGAGCCAAGAGCTTGGCGCAAAAAAGGTAGCTTTGCGCCGGACTGTCGAACTTGCGATGTTCAAGCCCTCGCATTATCCCGTGCAGGTTGTTCTTCTCGCGCGCGACTTTCGAAGATCCCCAGTTGGATTCGTGCCCAGCGATGGCGACCTGGACGTTAGCGGGCGTCTGGTAGAGCTCTTCGGCGGCCAGCGCGTCGGGCAACTGGCTCCTAATCCATTCGATTTGTCTCTCTTTGGTCATCGGTGTCCTTCGGGTTGGAACTGTGGGGCGTGTGGACGTAAGTCAGGTTCCACGCGCCTTTGAATCGCCATCCCCTCTGCGCCAGTTGTTTGCCAGCCTCGATGTCCGAACGATGAAGCGGCGGAAGACTGTCGAAGTCGACTTGCATTAAGCCCTCCCGCCGCCAAAGCGTGGCGGACCACGAGGCGAATTTGAGATTCAACAACCCGCCAACCACCTTCTCCTCGCGCCACCAGGAAGCAATTGAAGGATGGCAAGTCTCCCCGCCTTCGTCGACGGCCCGCAATTCGAGCGCCGCGACGTCGTCGGCGAGTTCCGCGAAAAGGAGCTCGGCGGCGCGTTTGACCTCCGCCGTCAGTCGGGCGTCTTGCTCCACCGTCCAAATGGTCGGGCCGTGCATTTGGCGGATGGCCACGCCAAGCATCTTCGCCATGCGCGGCGGCTCGCCTCCGAAGGAAGCGCCCTCGACGCAAAAGTCGTGGCCTTGCGACTCCAGCCATTGACGCAACGTGGTCGAGCATTGGTCAACGCAGATTTGACGTGGCCATCGCGTCGCCAGGACGTTCTCCGCGATTCGCCTCTCAAGATTCGGGTAACGCCACTGTTTAGGGTCGAGCGGACAACCGATCGTGGTGACGATTGGCGAGTCAAGGTGTCGCGACAGGTTTTCTGGCGGTCGTTTTCGCGCCACGCTCAACGGTCGCAAGGGCGGCCAATCCGCCACGGCCTCGAAGGACGAGAGCACTTTTTCAACTCCCGTCGCCTCCGACATTTTCGACGTCGGCCATTGACGGGAAAAAATCAACGACAAAAAAAGCCCCCGGCGCGCCAGGTCGAAATCTGGCCAAGGCGCGAAGACTTGGTCGAAACGGTCGAGCTCCAGCAAAACTTCGTTGCCAGACCACCAGCCCCGACTCAACGCCGCGACCCGTTTGTTGAGCGCCAACGGCGCCAGCACCGCCCTTGAGCCGAACGCGACCACCCTGTCCGCCTCCCGAAGCAGCCAGGCGAGCGACCCGCCACCCTCTTGGCCGAATCTCGTTCGTGGCAATACGCGCCAACGCGCGCCCTCCGCCGGCCCCTCCCACCACCAGGTGCAATCACGCGGGTGCGGCTTGACGAGGAGGTGGCCGGCGCCTCGGCCCTCGAACTGCGCGGTCAACCCTCGAGCTATGGCGAGCGGCTCGCACCACTCGCGCCGACGGGCGTCGTGCCAGACGCGCAGCTCGGTCTTGCACGGAAGCAACAACAATGTGAAGTTGGGCGGGACGCCCTTCAACGGGGCGGCCCGACCCATCTCGTGCAGAAGCGACTCCCTCCAGCGAACCAGCTCGCAAACCCGCTCTGCCGCCCAGCGTGCTTGCGCGGGGTTTCGAAGGAGCGCGTCCATCCCTTTCAGGGCGATTTCACTCGCCGGACCGTCGCCCCAAGGGTCAAACAAGAGCGTCCCTGGCTGGACGCCGAAATCGAAGAAGAGCGTGCGAACCCCAAGTCGGCGAATCTTGTCCACGACCACCTGGTCTATCGGGTTGAACAGGCGGCGGAAGCAGAGGAAATAGTCAGGCAATCGGGAGTCCAGAAGCTCGTCGATCTTTTCGCGCCAGCCGCCTTCCCTGCGGCTGAAACACAACGTTTCATATCCGCTTTGGCCGAGGCCTTCGCGCAAGGCGGCCATGGCATTGCCGGAATAAGGCGGCCAATCGAGGATGAGGACGGATCGGTTCATCTTGGTTTGCGGGGCCGACGCGGCCTTCTCGGTTTTTTTGCTTTTCGCGTTTTTCTTGTTCTATTCATCGTCTTTTCACCTGCCATTTCACGTCGCCTTTCTAGGGCACAAGGCTGGGATAGTCAGCATAGGAAAGCAGTCTGTCAACCGTCCCCGCCGGCAATTGAAACGACACGTAAGGCCCATCTTGAATGGCCTGATTCGGCTCGTCGAACGTGTATTGTATCAGCTTGGTCGTGACCTCGTAGTCCACCCAAAAAGCGCCATAGACTTGATTCGGATCGGTACTTCGTTTCGCCGTCCAATTGATCCGCGGCCACAGACGGGCGAGCATCTCGCTGTTTTCCCAGGATTGTGAAGCCGTAAGCATGTAGGACATCGTGGAATCGTAGGGAATCAACGCGAAGCTCGCGTAACCCTTGCCTGTCCAGTTTACCCAGACCGCGGCGACGGCCTGGGTCAAATCAACCCAACGACTCTCGCCCTCCCGCATAAAAACCGACACTGGCGGGTTAATGGTTGTGAGGACGTCGAATGCCTGACCCCAAAGCGGATGGCGTTTGATGCCGATGACGGCGAAGCCGACCGTGCCCTCGTGCTTGGGCGGCGACTCCTCGTACTCCGAGATTTCAGGGGTGTTCCATGTCCAACCTTGTGGAATGCCCTCGTGGACCTGCCAATCCGCTGTGCAGCGGTAATGGATGCGCGTGGTGGTGATCAGAAGCTTTAGGAACGTCATCTTCGCCAACGCGAGCAAGACCTGGGCGCCAGCGCGAGGCGGCGGGCCGACGTTGAAGGGGAACGGGGTGCCAATTTGACAGACGCCCTTGAAACGTCTCGACACATTCGGCTGGAAATTCGGGCCTTCAGCCTCACAAACGTTGCCGATGGCCGAGTCGAAACCGTCCGCATAACCGCCGCTGTCAACGCGCTGCACGGCGAAATCGTTCGCGTGGCCGACGGGCCTTTCCGCACCCCAAAGTTGGCGACGCGTGATTTCCTTGTGCGTGGAATCGGGAGGCATGTCAACATCCGGGGGGCTGTCCATGTAGGGGTCGGACATCAACCAGTATTTCCAATTTGCGGCTGGACTTTGGATAGAGTATGGGCCGTTGTTTTCGTAAAGACCGCGTCGCCTTCCATTGAACGTTCCGCCAAGCACGAAGTTGGGCACGCCCGACTGAAAGAGCAGGTTGCCATCGTTGTCGGCGGGGGCGACCCAATTGCCCAGAGTCCATCCGTCCCATGTTTTTTCATACCATGAATGGCCATTGGGACATATGCCCGGAACGAAACCGTAGGCGTCCGCGCCACTCACATTGGTTTCCAATATGGTCGGTATGTCCGTGTCCCAAGTGCTGGGGAAACAATCCTCCCAATTCGGGTTGTCGCCAACGCTGCTGATGTGTCGCCCTTGGCCGCGAACCCAATCGGGCAGCGAGCCGACGCCATACAGTTTGGTGGTGGCCTGCTCGATGGCCCTTACGCGCTGGCGCATGACTTCTATCGGGGGTAGGCCACTCATACTACCTTCTCCTGCAAAAGCCTACCACGGGCCTCTAATACGTTTTTACGGGGCATTGTGTCGCCTCATAGACCGGCAATCGGATAGCCGGTGATCCTGAAACAATAGAGTCCATCGTCGGCGAAGAGGTTGTCAATCGCCGATTGCTTGACGTAGATTTCCCCCGTCCCCCGCTCAATCCAAACGTCGCTTTCGGCAACCACCGTGAATTCTGGCCAATTCGGATCGGGTTCTGACGACATTGCTTCAATCCTTCCCCGCCATTCGATTGCTCAAGTACGACGACCTCGGATAGTGCAAGACTTTCAACTCGGCGTGGCCGAGCAAAACGAGGCCTTGCGTCTTCAGAGTCCGCCCCAAGACCTGGTCAGCGCAGACAAAAGGCGGAACGTGCGACCAGTCCATGTTGCGCAGTGCCGCGAGCCGCCACAGCGTCGCGAGGAAAGGCGCGAAAGGAATCCGCAGCAACTCCCCGCGCCCCAAATAGTGGCCTGCGATGGATTTCTCAGTCCAGCTTCCAAAGATGTGTGGCGCGACGTCTCTACCGTCCTCGTCAACTGGTCGAGCCGTCAGGCTTGCGACTTCCAACGGCAGGCCGGCCATGATGGATTCCATTTTGGCGGCGACGCTCTCGTCGAGTAGCGCATCTTGCTCGACTGTCCAGACCCATTCGCTTCCTTCAGGGACGAGGGCCAGAGCCTCCTGCAACAGCCTGGTCATCCGTGGAGGTTTACCAGCCTCAAGCGTGACGAGCCGATGCCCGGCGCCCCCAGCCCAAAGCCTGAACTCCTCTGGCGCTTTGTCTATCGCCAACAGCCGGGGGCCGATGCCCGCCGCGACGCATCGCTTGACGAGATCGGACGTGTTTCGATAGCGCTCACGGCTGGGCGATGGGATGTAGACCGTGGTGATGATAGGAATCTGCCGCATTAGATCGCGTTCCCCTCGGGGTAGAAACGATGGATGAACCCCATCGCCTTCTCGACGTTGGCCAAATCGTTCTCCCCGATTTGGCGGGCCAACATTAGGGCCAAAAACCAACGTCGGCGTTCGCTGTCGAAATTCGGCGGCTTGCCAAAAAGAGAGCGGTCGAGCTTGGCTTCCGTCACGACCTTGTTGCCGCTCGCCCAGCCGCGGCCTAGCTGCAAAACCGGCTTGCCCAAGAGCATGGCAAGGAAAATGGTAGTTGAGTTGACGCTAATGACCGCTCTGGCGTCCGCAATCAATCGCAATAAGTGAGCATCGCTTTCAGCGTCAAAACCACCGGCAGGCAAAATCCAGTGATTCATCGAACGCTGCTCGCCGGACCATTCCCACTTCGCGTCCATGGGATGCGGCTTTATCGCAATGAATTGGTTGATTGCGGAATCCGCCGCCAACGTCATCAGGGCCTCAGCCAATTTGTCAGACTGGCGGAACTGACTGTCGCAGCATAGGTGCATTTCCCCGGAGCGCTGCAATAGTAAAAGCCAGTAGTCTTTGGGCATCCCCTCCAGCGCGATGGAACTGGCCTTCTCGTGAAGATCCGCAGAAAGTCGGTCGACGTTGTCAAGCTGGCTTTCAGCCAAATTGCGCCAATGGCGATCCCGAAGGATGGCGTCCATGCCGCGGATCGAAATCTCGGAAGCCGCGCCCTCGCCAAGAGGGTCGGCGATGACAGTTCCATAGTGGCTGCGCCCGCAGCCAATCCCGAAATCGAAAAACAGCGTTTTGATGCGGCTTGAACGGAGCTGGTCGGCGACGGCTTTGTCGAAGCCGTAAAGCCGCTGAAAGGCGATGAAATAGTCCGGTCGCTTTTCTCGCAGCGTTTTGACCGCCTCGTTCCACCACGCGCCATCGCGGATGAAACTTCGAACCCGCCAGCCGGCTTGGGTCAAACTTCGTTTGAGATTTTCAATGCTGCCCTTGCTTTTGTCCGGCCAGTCAAGGACGAATGCCGTCTTTTTCACTTCCGGCGCGCTTGGCCGTCTGGCCTCCAAGGCGCTTTGACATTTGGCCTTGGATGCAAGCCGATCTTCTTTTTGAATGTCAACTTCCCGCAGGTCGGCAAAACCGGCTCGTTCCATTTCACTGCGCAAGCGGCCCAGCCAATAGATTTGCAGGTGGTCGGCGGGCGTCGGTTGTTTCGACGAATCAAGCAGGTAAAGGCCGATATGCGCTTTGAGCTGCTCCAAATTGTTGTCGGCGATGGCTTTCGCGGAGTCGGGGATCACGACGAGAATTCGGCCCACCCCTGGCTTCAAGAGTCGCAGCCAATAGCGCAAGGCGGCCAGCGGATTCTCAAGATGCTCAAGGACGTGGCCGGCGTAGATTTCATCGCAACGACCTATGAATTGGTCAAGCCCGCAAGTCGCGTCAGCCAGGAGGTCGGCTTTTATTTCTCGCCGCTCTAGTTGGTCGAGTTCCTCGCGCACGTCAACGTTGACGTAACCCGGTTTGTAGAAGGCGCCGCAGCCAAGGTTCAGTCGCAGCGGTTTCTCAATCGTCGGATCGCGGTGGTAGTCTTCCCCGCGGGCGTAAGAGCCATGCGACCTGTGAACGTAGGTCGCCGACGCGATCCCGTAGAAACACCAGCCTTTCGCCTTCAACTGAGCGCTGGCCTGGATGTCGGATTGGTTCAACGGCGGAAGCTGGGAAAAATCGACTTGCCTCAAGGCGGCCATGCGCCATAGGGAGGCGGACCAACAGGCGTGCGAGATTGGAAACGGGTTCATTGGTCTTTTTTCCCACGGCCGCGATGGGAATCTCCTCACGCATGGGAACTCCGTTTTCCCGGTCTCGTCAATCGCACGCAATTCGACCGCCGCCGCTTCCTTGGGCAAGGCCTTGAAAAGGCCCTCGACGGCGGCCAAGGTTTCAGCCGAGACGCAAGCGTCATTTTCTATCACCCAAACGCAGTCCGGTGGCTTTTCCGATTTGGAAAGCGATTCGAGTGCCTTTCCAAGCATAGCCGCCATTCGAGGCCGGCTCGGACCACAATCCTTTCCTTCGACGATGATCTCATGGCCTTCTTTTAGCAACCAGTCTCTAAATGCGTCTGGCACGAATTCTACGCATACCAATCGTTTGCGGCCGGCAACCTTGAGGCAATGCTTTATCCACTCGTCGAGGTCGCGGTAACGCCAGCGGGCGGGGTCGGGATCAACGTAGAGCGTCGTTAGAATTGGAATGGGTTCAATCATGGTGGAGGGCTTCCGGAAGGTGTTGGCGTCGGCGTGGGCGTGGGCGTTGGCGTCGGCGTTGACGTCGGCGTCGGCGTCGGCGTGGGCGTGGGCGTTGGCGTCGGCGTTGGCGTCGGCGTGGGTGTTGGCGTCGGCGTTGACGTCGGCGTCGGCGTCGGCGTGGGTGTTGGCGTCGGCGTGGGTATTGGCGTCGGCGTGGGCGTTACTAATACGTACCATTCACCTCCCACAGCGTATCCCGAATCGCTCAAGCTGACATCGCTTATCCCAGATTGATTGTAACTACGCACCCAGTAGTAGTAATACGGGCCATAATAAAACCAACCCCAAGGACCCCAATACAGCGGAGAAATTCGCTCGAACACCTGATAGTCGGTGATGGAGGTCCCGGCGCCCATGAAAATTTTTTTCGCTTTTGAAATTGGCGGCGCCGACGGCGGCGGATCAGGATAAAACGTGTATGGTTCCGCCACGGCTTTATAAACGATATAACCATCTGCCCCTGTGACCGCATCCCAAGAAACGACTATTGTTTCATGCCATCCGTCCGATACGCCCACATTCGTTGGCGGATTGGGGACGGGCGGCAAGCCTCCCGGCCAGCTGAACCCGCCCTTGACATTGCTATACTCGCTCTCATCCCCCTCGATGAACGCCTTCACCCAATAGCCACACCAGACTGATGGGGGCTGGCCCGCCACAACCCGATCCCAAAAGTCATGGTGGTATTGATCCACCGTAGCTATGAGCGCCGCCTGGCCAACGTCAAAGGTCGGCATTGGGTCCGTGCCCAAAACTGCGGTCGTCTGGCGATAGACCTTGAAGCCCTTGTTGCCTGAAACAAAGGAAACGCCCGTAACCGTTGACCATTCCACCTGAACGTAGTCGGGGGCGCCTTGCGAGGCGTACAATAGAACCGGCGCCAGCGGCGCGGGATGCGGCGGCGTCTGCCAGCCCGTGACCGTCAGGGTCACGGCTATCGTCTGCGGACTGTTGCCGGCGTTCGGATCGGAAACGGTGATCGTGGCCTCATGCGTTCCAACGTCCAGGTCGGCGCTCTCGTAGCTCACGTTGACCGTCTTGTGTTCCCCCTCGGAGACGCCGTCCATCGGCCAACAGCTAAGCCAATCCGCGTTTTTCCCCACCGAAAAGGAAAGCAGCCCATCGCCAGAGTTCCAAACTTGGAAACTTTGGCTGGCCGCCTGGCGACTTTTTTGACAACTTGGCGACAGAGACGTGACGCTCAACGCGATCTGCGGCGCCGGGATTTCCTTCGTCGGCCTGTCGCCAACCGGTTTGCGCGCGAAGGCTAGCTCAATCGGCCCTGGTGAGAAGACGCCCGACGTGTCCACTCGGAAAGCGGCGTTCGTGAGCGAGCCGGCGTTGTACGCGGACAACAACAAGTCGTGTTCGTCGGCGATCCAAAGGCGGTCGGCCAAGAGGTAGAACGAATGGTCGACCGAAGGCCAGCGCGGAGAGTTCGGTATTGGCAACTCGCCGCCCAGGGAAATGCCGCAAGAGGGCTGCGCCTTTGCGATGAAGAACTTTTTGCCTTCGAGTCCAGCGACGCCGAGGAACTCAATCGTGTCACCCGCAAAGGCTTTGTCCGTCACATCTCCGAACTTGTGGTAGGTCGCGTATTCGTCTTTGGAGCGGATTCGCAGGTCCTCTGGCAATTCGACGACGTTGCCCGAACCGACAAAGCTGTAAACCTCTTCCGCGTGCTCCAAGTCAATCTTATTGTCAATCCGATGCGCGCCGCCCTTGCAGTCAATCGTTAGGACGCCGCCGGCACAGCCGATGGCCGCCAACACGTAGCCGCATAGGTTCGGGTCTTCGCCATGGTCGTTGCAAGGATTGCCGCCAAGCCGTTTGTAGCCATAGCCCTTGCCAGTCCGGTAGCGTTTGATCCTGAGTCCATATCGCTCGCCGCCGAGCGTCCAGGAGCCGCGCTCGACTTCCCCTTTGGCGAAAGTCGTCAGGCCGGTCTGGGAAATGCGAACGGCAGGCAAAAAGGTTTTGACGGGATTGCCCAGCGCGGGCGTCCGGCTGATTCGATTCTCGCCTTCCCAACCCAACTCCTGCCTGGCTCGATAGAAGTATTGCGAGGCAAAATCCTTGACGTGGCGGCTGGTCGAAATGACGTGGCGGAGCAAATACGCGCGGTGCCCGCCAAGTGGGTCTGACATGTCGTCTTCGACGCCGTTTTCGTCCTGGCGGTGGTGCTCGTAAGGGCCAAGCCCCGCCACGTTCAGCCGCACGAGCAAGCCATAGTGGTGGTCGCCATAATTGGCGGGTGTCACATCGCCTTCGTAAATCGCTCCAGAATGGGCGGTCAAATTGTTGGTCTCGATCTGACCCTCAAGCCACCAACCCAAACAACCCTGGCCTTTTTCACTACCCTGCGTCACGACGTTGTCATGGTATCCAGCAATCGTGTCGTAGGGCGCGCCAAGCAAAAGCAGGATGCTGGGCGCGCAAACGTGTTTCCAATACCATTCCAGCAGCGGGCCGTCTTGCGCGTAAACATAGTACTTGGCGCTGTCAATCTCGGCGAGAATCTGCGGCGAGATGACGTCGGGATAGCCCCAGACGAATTGCGAGCATGCGCGTTGCAACGAGCATCGGCCTGGCAGGAAATTGGCCACGCCGCTCGCGTTTTCACGGGCCGCGCAAAACCAATGCTCGCCGTTCCCGTCAATCCCAACGCCCGAGGCCCCCGACCCGCAGCCGCCAATCCACTCGGAGTAGTCGCGCTTGCAATTGCCACAAAGCATGGAGCGCTGGGCTAACTCGTTCCCAGTGCTATCATGGACGTAGTAGGTGATCCTAATCCGCTCGGCGTCAATGGCCAGATCGGGGCCGTATTCCCACCCCGTCCCTGCCGGGTCGGGAATCTTCTCCTTGAGGTAAAGCCGCGTTTGGAAATCCGCCCCGCCTAGTCCGTGGACGCATTGGAGGCGACTCCAGTGGTGTTTGAGGACGTACCTGAAGCCCGTGATTGGGTCGATGTACACTTCCGTCGCTTGCACCTCGGCGGTGGAATCAACCCACACGCCCCCGACGAGGCGCTCGAGCTTGAAGTTGCCAGCGCTGTCGCTGAGTTCCGGGTCAGGATAGATTCGTCCGCCGACGGGAATCTCCCTCTCGGCCGTGGGCGCGGCGATTCTGACGTTCATCGTCACTCCCAGACTGTCGCTCAAAAGCAAGGCGCCATTCGCGTCCAGCTCTGAAAATGGCCATTGAATGACAACCCGCCTCTTCTTGACGGACAATAGCTCATGGCCGAATTGCGCCGTGTAGAGCGGACGCCAAGGTTTGACCAAGGCGACCGCGATGTCGTTGGCCGTCGGCTCTTGGCCTGGACTGTAAAGATGCGGGTTTGGCCCTGGCACGCCAGTCAAAATGTCGCCGATGTCATAGCTGATTTTGATCCTAAACGTGTAATATGGCGCGCCAGTCACCGAAAAATCCACGTCGTCAACCACCAAGTCCAAGCCTTTCGCCTCGTAATTCGTGCCGGGCCATGCGATTTGCACGGTCCAGTTCGGCGCCACCGGGCCGACGTAGGTGCTCGTCCCGCGCAAATTTCGCGGGTCTTTGTAGCCCTGATCCCAAATGCACAAGGTCAACCATTGCCCATCCACGCCAACCAGGTACGTGCTGGACCAATAATCGCAAGCGCCGGGAGACTGTCCGGCCGCCTCGACGTTCCGGCCGACCATGAAGAGCTCCCAGATCAGCTTGTGCATCTTGCGGAAAACCAAGCGGGAGAGCCGATGTTGCTCGGGCGTCGCCGCTTGCTGCGGAGCTTGGATGGGTGCGACGTGGCCTAGGCCCGTTGACTCCAGCCAACGCCCCCCGCAGCCCTTGCAGGGGGTTTCAAAGACGGGCGCGGCGTCATTCGCGGGGACGCCCAAGGGCTGGTCCTCAAGCCCTTCGCGCACGTCCAAGGACAAAGTGGATTTCGCGGCGAGCTCAGGGAAAATCGTCGAAAGATAAGAGGCGGACTCGTGGTAGATCGCCATTTCAAGTCGGGCCGGTCATTCCCGCGCGGTCATATCCACCATCGGTGTCCAAGGTGTGGCCGTGAGGTATCAGCAAACTCCCGCTCACGGAGCTCAAACGACTCTTCGCAGTCGGGACGATGGCCAAGCCACCCGCGGACTGAAAAACGAAAAGATGGCCGCCAGTCCCGATTTGTTGGGCCATGACCTGTCGGCGGAAGGCGTTCTCGTTTCGGACCCATCCGACGCGGCTCGGGCGGCCTCGGACTAACAATTGGCTCGTTTGGAAGAGCGGTCGCATCATGGCTCTTTGATCCCTTGGACCTCAACCTTCCACCAACCCGCCACGATCCGCAACGCGACGGTCGAACTTGTCGCGACCAAGGCGGCGGTTCTGACCGCCGACGTGACGTCTGAAGAGGCCAACGTGCAATTCACATAGCCGTCGGCGGCGGGAGTCTCCTTGGCCATCGTTCGGCTCGTCAGGGTCACCGAGTCAGCGTTTTTCAAGACCAGCGTGTAAGAGCTGAAGCGGCTATTGCTCACTGGACTGCCCGCCTCGACCAACGGCAACCTGATGTGCCGTTGGTCACCGACGACCAACCGCATCGTGAGCGACCAGGGCGCGGACGTTTCAGTGTTGTCAATCGGCACGTTCAGCGTGAGGTCGCCAGGAAGCGAGACGGCGTGAACGCGAGGGGCGAATGGGCAAGACAAAAGACAGACCAAAAGTAGCGGGTTGATTTTCGCGTGTCGCATTGCAACCTCTCCAAACTACGTGATAAGACTTCCGTCGGGCCAGTGCAAGTGCAAAACGCTGGCGAAATCGCATGAAAGGTACAACACGTGTTTAGTGCCTTGGGATGGACTTTCCCATAGCCACATCACGTCTTCATCGTCCTGGTTTTTATAGCTTCGTCGCTGAAAGTGATAACGCACGCGGACTCTGCCTTGCAGTCCCGACTGGTCTCCCATCCGTTCCACCTCGTAGTCGGTGAAAAGCCAAACGTGTTGTGGATCGCCGCGCCACGTCACGGCGTTGGTCCGATTCCCGGCGTAGCGCGCGCGCTGCAACCTGTTGCCATCGGCGTTTGGCGTGCCGTCTATGTTGCCGAACCAGAGAGCCTCGTCTTCGATCTGCTCGACCACGAAGGTCTCCGTCGTCACCATGATCGTGGCCGTCTCTTGCCGGCCGTCGGCGTCAGTCGGCAAAGAGACGCCATTGATGGCCCTTGTCGTCTCTATCGTCTGAATCGAGCTGTTTATCGAGCACGAGGGTCGCCATTGCGGTTGCGTCGTGAACTCGATGGCGCCGTGGAAGACCGTCGGGTTTCCAGTGGCTTCGACCTCGTAGGTTTCGGGATACATGACACCCGCGATGCCCATCGGCGTGAAATACGTCCAGGCGGTGTTGTAAGCGACTCCGCCGACCGCCGGATTTTTCAGCGCCGTATAGGCCTCGTTCGCGCCGCCAGTGACGCCCGTTATCTCATAGGCGGCCATGCCTTGCGCCTCCGACTCGTTGCAGCGCAGCCGCCGTCGGGAGATTTCAAGGACCGCCACCATGTCAGGAACGCCTCATCGCCTCGCGCACGAGCTCAACGACGAAATTTGGAAGGTCTTGGATGACCTTGGTGATGATGTCCAGGTTTTTGACCACGCGCTCCTCGTTCGTCCCGCGTATCGCCGCGCGTTGGCCTTCCGGGCCGCCATATTGAGAGATCGTCCGCCAGGCGATTTGCTGTCTATGACGCAGCCAAGGGGGTAGGCCCGCGCCATATTTCTCCATGAGCTGCAAGTTCTGGAACTCCTCAATCGCCTCGGTCAGCAAGGCGTATCGGGCAGCCATGCGCTCTTCGCCCACGATCCGTTGCCATTGTTTCCCATATATCGAGGGCGCTGTCCGAGCGACGTACTTTTCCGCTTGGGATTTCGCTTCACCAAAGACCGGCTCGCCCAAATAGGCCTCCAGCCGTTCGATCCGCAAAATGTCGGATTGCGCCCTCTCCAGCTCGGAGACTCGCTCTCTTATGGCCTGCGAACGCCCTTGCAGGTCGCGTTGGTATCGCTCTAGCCGTTCGCGTCTGTCCGCGAAGGCTTTCTTCTCCGCCTTGTTGGTCGGTTCAAACCGCTCTTCGAGCATTCGGCCGACCAATTGCCGTTGAATCTCTATCGGCCTTGTGGCCATCGACTCGTAGAATCCGCGAAGTGTTTCTCCGGCGCCTCGGGCTGATTCGCCAACGTATTGGACATGCCTTTTGGTGGCGTCGTTGATTCTTTCAACAAGCGCCAAAATGGCCCGTTGCACGTCCTTGTCTTCTCGCGCCTTTTCGACTAATTCGGCGCGTTTGGTCAGGAGCGTCTCAACGCCTCTTCTCAAATCGGCTTGTGCTTTGCCCTCTTGCTTTTCGGCCATGAGCCGTTCGTTTTCCGCCTCGTATTGTTTGTGGTATTCCGGCGATTTGTTGTAGTATTCTTGGAGCCGACGGGCCGCGGCTACTTGTTCGGGCGTCCGGTTCATTCTTCTCGCGGCGGCTTGCAGCTCCTGTTCGGGGTGTTGCCGAAGCCATTGTTCGGTCCTTTCGGCAGCCGTCTCTCTGACATTGTAAACTTCCTGCCCTGTCACGGCTCCCACAACCGCAACGCCCGCCGGAGATGGCGTGACCAGCTTTTCTACAATTTCTTTACCAACCTCCGCGCCTTTTGCCGCTAGCCCGACGACCCCTTTCAAAACAGGTTCATAGCTCTTGCCAAGGAGCTCCGCGATTTCACCGATCTCTTTTTTGAAATTCCGCCAAGCCGTCCGGCTATCTGAGAGGTCGCTCATTTGCGCTTGCATCACAAAATTAGACTTCTCCATGAGCAAGACATATCGAGCGTAGGCCTTGTCAACTTCGGTCAACTCTTTTTCACTCGATGCCAGGCCCATGCTAAGGGCCTTTTGGCTGACTTCGACGTCCGTCATTGCGAGTTGGATTGAACGAAGGCCGCGGTACGCCCCATACATGCCCGATTGCAATCGGTTGAATATCTCCTCTGGGGCGATTTTGCGGAACTCCGCCTGACGATATGTCAGCTCCGTCAATCCTTTAGCCACGTCATCCGCGCGCTCGCCGGTCAAGCCGAGGGCGTCGGCCGTCAGCCGGTAAGAGGCCATCATCGAGCGGACTTGCTTGTCTGCGTAACCAGTTTCTCGCGACAGTCGCTGAACCGCCTTTTCGGCGACGCCCACGCCCTGCTCGAAGGCAGCCGCCAACATCCTATGTGAAGCGAGCTCCTCGCGCCACTCACCCGCCAACTTGTAAGCCGTCGCAAACGCCCCGGTAATGACACCGACAGAACTCGCCAAGCCCGCTGTCGCGGCGCCGCCGAAACCCCCGGCCCACGTCTTCCCCGCAGCCCTTCCAGCCCGTTCTGAGCCTTGAACCGCCTGTTGGAAGCCTTGCTCGAGCTGGCCCATGCGCGGCGTGAACTGCACGAACATTTCCCAGATGTTCATCCTCTCTTCCGCCCCCTGAACCGCTCTATGTCGCGCAAGAGTTGGCGACTATAGTCGCCGCCATGCGTGGCATCCCACCATTGCACCAGATCGCAACGGCGGGCCACCTCGGCGAAGCTCATGTTTCTCGCTCTTTCCAAGTCCCCGCCGCACGTCTGAGCCGCTACGAGGCAGGCGCGCTCCCAGCTTGTGATAAAGTCGACGTAGGGTTTTCCGCGCCGCCATCGCCAACCTCCTCCAGCGGCGGGTAGGACTGCCTGAGAAGTTCGAGTCCGGCGAGTTCGATCGCGTTCCCAAACGCGGCGAGGACCTGTTCGTCCGTCATGCCTTTGTTGGCGGCCTTCACGGATTCGACCAGCATCCACAGGCGGCCCAAGGGCCCGCAACGCTCCTTGACCCACTCGTCGTCGGGCATCGGGCGCGAGACGATTTCGCTCGCCACCACGGCGACCTCTTGCGGGCTGATCCCGATGCGCGGTGGCGTGAAACGTGCCCGACAATGCGGGCATTCAATCTCAGCAGGCGTGCGTGACTTCACCACGACGTCGAGGAACGTCTGGAGCTGGCGTTGCCGCAGCCAGGCGTAGAAGGATTGCACGAAGGCGAGGCCAATCTTCCGCGCCTTGTACTGCTTGCCGTCTGCCCCAACGAGGATCGCGTAGTCTTCTGTATCGACCATTCAAGCCGCCCCTTTCTCACGTGCTTTCCGTCAATTCTCCATCGCCGACGACCTCGATTGTCGCTGTCGGCAACCCGCCGCGCCGCATGTAGTTCCACGCGAACCGGGTCAAATAGCAATTCCCGGTGACTTTGTAGCTCGGCGAGCCAGAGACGGTCAGCGTGGCCGTCAACGCCGTCCCTTCGGGAATTTCGTTGACCTCGTCAGACAGGTGGATCGTGGCGGTGGCGCGCCAGGAGTACTCCATCGGCAACGTCCTCATCCAGGACGTGGCGCCCAAGAGAAGATACTGCTCGAAGGCGACGGCCTTCTCGCAAGTCCAGGCAGTCACATTGTACACTTTTTCAGTTTCGCCCTGCTTGAGTGAAAACGCCCCGCTGACCCCTGAGATAACCGTTCCAGCAGCCATGTTCTTTCACCTCCCGTCCTCTATTTGGTGACGACGTACATTCGATAGTCAACCGACCCGGACCATTCGTCGTTGTCATCGACCGTCGGCCCGCGCAATGGCCCCTGTCGTTCCACGCCAATGAGCGCGTTGCTCCCGTCGGCGACTTTCCATCCCGGCTCCATGGCGGCCCGCAACAGGTCGTAACCCTCGGCCACCCCCAGGCCAGAGCCGTCACTTTTGTCAACCAACAAGAATTCTACCAAGGCCTGGTCAACCACCTGACCGTCACCACAGACCTCCACCGGGGCGCCGCCGCCGAGGTCGGTGTAGAAGACCATGTATCGGTGATCTTGGAGGTCGGCCAGCCGCGGGGCGCGCCCGTGATAGATTTTGACGCGGCCCTGCTTGTCCTTTCCGACCCACTCCGCCAGTGGCGCGTCGGCTCGCAAATGCTCGACGATTTTTTGAATGAGCCAGCGCATCTCGCCTCATTGCATCCCAGCTGTCACGCTCGTCACAATCGCCGGCACCTCTGTTCGGGTGCGCTCGGCCGCCGGCCGCAAATATGGGCGACGCGGCAGGGTGACGGATGCCTTCGTGACGAACCGGTAAGTCCGTCCAACGAGCAATCCGCGTCCAGCCAAGCTTCGCGTCCCGCCCTCCGTCAACAGCTTGGCGCTTCGTCTGCGCTGGCCGGTGGCGGCGGGCCACAAGCTCCCGACGAGCACGGGGAATCGGAGCTTGCCGCCGTGGCGCGGCGCGACCGTCCCCCCGAACTCCTGTATCTTGGCGTAATGGGCTGCCGGGCTTCCCTTGGCGATCCCCACGCGGACCGTCGCGTCCGAGTCCATTTCCCACGCGATGCTGTTGCGCAAAAAGCCGCGTCGTGTCCCTGGGGGGCGCCCAGCGGCGCTAGGCGGCCTATCCACAAGGCTGTCTTTCGCGTTCTTGACGCAGCTCAGGGCGATTCCCCTCATCGCCGATCGCACGGTCCTTTCGATTCGCGCCCACGCTTGCTCTTGCGTCATCTCAGTTCCACGCAGTCAATTTTCTTGTGGTTGAGGCTTGGCCATTGGCCCTCGCCGGCTTCGCGCACGCCCTTGACCTCGAAGCGCCTGCCATTGAATGTTATCCGGCTTTGCTCCATCACTGGCGCTTCTGGCGGCAGGTAAACGTGGTGCGTGGCCTCAACCCCCGCCCGCCTGTGCATGTCGCGCTCGACCGCTGACATGGGCTGGACGAATCCTTTGAAGGCTTGACCGCCAGCCCAGGACTGCTTGCTTCCGCCCATCCCGTCGTCGGTCAAGAGCGGCGCTTCGATCACGACCTCGTGCGACATCATGCTTTCCAGTGACATCTCAGCGGTCCAAAACGCGCGTGAAAGGCGCGAGCATTTTTTCGATGCGAAGCGGCATCCCCGACGTTCCCAGCTCCCCCGCCGCAGCGCGTGAGTAGCCATAGTCGCCTAGATGCTCGCTCCGCATGTCAGGGTCTTGCCTTCTTTGCAAATACAACAGCTTGGCCAATTCCAACGCGGCGAGACGAAGTTGCCCGGGCAATGCCGCGATGCGATTCCCCTCCGGCTCGCCGGCAATGCCATAGCCAGCGACGTAACGGAACGTCCAATTGCGCTGCCCCCACGACCACTCTGAGTCGCGACGGACGATTTCGCCCCAGCTTTCCCAATGATAGCCGTCAATGGGCAGGTCGGTGGTGGACAGCGTGAGCCATTGGCCATAGGCGTCGCCCGGCTGCATGGGCAGGAGCTCAGCGGACTCTTGCTGGCGATCGTCGGTCGCGAGGACCTCCGCAGTCCAACCCGCCACCCCTTCTATCGCGTCGCGCAAGAGCGAAAGGTTCTTGTACGTTGAGAAGACCAAGACATCAACCCTCCGCGTTCCGTCGAGGCTCGTCGTCAGCTTGAGCGACTCGCCATCCTCGACTTCCACCGTCGCCATGTTGCCCATGCCGCTGTCGAACGCCGCGTACTTGACTTGCAAGGCGTCCACGCGGGTCGGACCGCGCACGGAAATCACGTCTTGCACGGGGCGTTGGCGCAACCAGAGCGACGGTTGCCCATTCCCGTCGCGGTGTTCGCGGCGTTCGGCGGCGAGGAAATCCTGGCCCGCATACTCGCAAATCCAGTCCGAGGCCGCCTGTAACGCGCAAGTCAACGGCGCGTCGTAACCCGTGCCAGTCTCGCCGATCCACGACTTGAGCTCTTGCAACGTGACGAGATTGGGCATCCTTTCCGTCCCTCCATCGCGGTCTCAACGGCCGTTGCGGACGACGCTCGCAATGGCCGCACGGACCGTGCCGAGGCCGAGCATCGCCAAGAGCGCCATGCCCCCCTTGTAGAGGTCGTCGTCGATCAGGTTCTGCGCTCGCAAGCCGGACACGATGACGGCCAACGCGACCAAGGCGTAGGTCTTTTTACCTTGCAGCCACTTGATTAGCGCCATGTCCCTGTCTCCTCTCGCGTGAGTTTCTCGCCGATCAAAACAGCTCCTGCAGAATCTCTTCAATCAGGGCGTTTTGAGTCTTGATCTCCATCGCCTGTCCCTTCATCTGAAGGACGTTCACGAATAGGCCGGCGAACACTACGGCCAGCGCCAAGACCACCGCCACGAGCGTCTTCGGGCTGACGATGCCGTTCTGCAAGCCGCGGTGGTAGCGCTCGACGTGGGCGTCGAGCGCCTTCAAGACGGCCAGCTCCACCGTTTGCCTGAGCGTCTCTTTCTCCTCTTGCGTCATCGTTCGACTCCATCCTTCATGAGATCAAGGCCGACCTCGTCATGGGCCTCCCGTCAAGGTCGAGGCCGTCGAGGTCGTCGGCGCAACCGTTGATGGCGGCGGTCTGCGCAACAGCTCATCGGCGATCTGGCGCATCTTGGGGCCAAGTTTCTCGCGGTCTCTCACCATGTAGCTTTTGCCCGTCAGCTTCTCCACGTCAGTGACAAGCCGTTCCATGTCAATCTGCACAACCTGACTCGTCACGGTGTTGACAGAGAAGAAAATCCACTGGCCAGTGTCAGGATTGTGCGGCGTCTGCAACGTGACGTTGCCAGCGGCGTCCATCCAATAGCCCTCACCCGCGCTGGAGTAGAGGTGGGTCGTGTTGGCAAGGGCTGCTGGAGTGGCAGAACTGTTGGCAAGGCTCAACACGGAAGAGCCAGCTCCGCCGCCTGGATTGGTCGTCCCGACGCCAACGTTGCCATCCGGGTCAATCCGCACCTTCTCGGTCGGATTCCCGCTCCAGGGCGTGGTTGTTGTGAAAAATCCTAAAGCGCCTCTCGCGCTGGAGATGTCATAAGAAACAATGGCAGCTTGATCGTGTGAATTTACCCCACGAAATAGGAACTTCGCACCACCCCCCGAAGCGCTGTTCTCAAGAATAAGCTGCTCTACGGCCGTCCAAGCAAGATCCCTACGAAGATGAAGCGAGGTTATAGGAGTAACGCCACCAATGCCAACTCTCTTATTGGTCGTGTCAAAGGTTACAAAGTCTGTCCCATCCGCCTGCGCGATGTTGATAGCAGAAGTCGAGTTGGTACTTGGCCTGATGTTATTGCCCGCCGTCAGGACGATCCCGCTGGTGACGCGCACGTCGCCATTGATCGTGTGCTCGTCGGCGCTTGAATCGCCCAACGTCGCATTCCCCGTCGTGGCAAACGCGCCTATGGCCGTCAGATTGTAGCCGCCAAAGCTCTGGTTGCCAGTGAAGGCGTTGCCACCCGCCAAGTTCGCCTTTTTGTTGAGCGAGGCCGTCACGGATGTCGCATCGGCCTTGAGCGTGAAGGAACTTATCAGGTCGGGCGAGTAGAGTGTCCCTGTCGTCTTGAGATTGCCAATGTCCGTCAAGTTTCGCCCAGCGAAATCCCAGTTGGCCGTCGGCGGATTCGTCCCATCCCGCCGCGCGTACAGGGGGAAGGTCGTTAGGTTAAGGTCGTCGGCCCACAAGTGGTCCGTGAAGACGTTCGTCGCCGTCAAGGTCGTGACGACTACGTTGTCGTGCGATCCCGCGGCGAGTTGGTTGGGGTCGAGGACGCCCGTCAAGTTGAGCCGCCACCAGCCGGCCACGACGCGCAAGCCAGCGGAGGTGCTCGTCGCCACGACCGCCGCGTAAAAGCCCGTCGAGCCGAGCGTCGTCGAGCTGATGGTGCAGCTAAAGTAACCCGCGCTCGGGGGCGACTCTGGGGTCATCGCTTGGCTGCCGATGGTGTAACCCGCGCTGTTCTTCACCATGAATTGGTAGAGGTCGAAACGGGTGTTCGGAATGACCGAACCGCGGCTGGTCAGGCGCGCGCGGAATTGGCGTTGCTCGCCCACCGCGAGGCGCATGGTCAACTCGGCGGCGATGGACGTTCCCACGTTGTCGGTCGGGATGTCCCATACGAGCTCGCCGGGCAAGCTCGCCGCAATCGCGGGCAAAGTGGGAATGATGGAGAGAATGAGGGCGAGAAAGATCCGCTTTCGCATTTTCCGCTCCACGTCGGCCTAAAACGCCTATCTAAAGTACAGCCGCAAACTCGCCTCTTTCTTGTTCCCCATCCCGCTTGCGCTCAGCGTGTGCGGGCCGATGAAGGCCGTTGGCGTAGAAAAATTCACGGTCGTCGCGGTGGCGCTCGTCAGATTCTGGAATTGCCCCTGCAAAACATCCTTGCTATCCACGTCCAACAGCGTCACGTCGAAAAGGTTGTCCGGGCGCAACGCCCCACTGGCGGGCGCCACGGTCGCCCGATAGAGCAAGCCGCCAAGATATTTCGCAGCCGCATAGGTATCGTAAGGCACAATTCCCTCAACCGTCCCTGACGCGTCCGACGTGAAAGTTGCTGTTACGCAGCTAAGCGCCGCCGGACTGCCATAGGCCCAGCTTGTCGTGATCGCCCCGACGGTTTGCGGAGCGAAGACCGCCTGCCTCGAATGGCCGGGCTTCAGTCTTACCGCCAGGAAAATCGCCAGAGCCAGGCAACAGGCGCCGGCAATGGCGACGATTTTGACCTTTCCCATTCCTCGTCACCTCCGCAGTTCAATGTGGCAAGACAGACCGTCAACGCTCGACCAATGCCGCCATCAATCGGTCGCCCTCGGCCCCGTTGTGACGGCGGCTTGTGGGGCGACTGCGACTTGGGCGCAACCGGCGCATCCAAGCGAGGCGGCTATGGCAGACAATCGCCTTCGCCTGCCCTTTGCTCGCTCGACCTCGCCATCCTGTCGAGCATCGAGGCGCGAGTCGCCATTCGCTTAGGCCGGCATGCTTGACTTGCGCTCGCGTGGATGCGTCTTGAACAGCAAGACTTCCGCGTAGTGTCCCTCGTCGCCCGTCGTTGGGGCGATTCGCGCTCCGACATAACAGAAACCTCCATCGACGTCGAGGTTGCGGGCGACCTCCGCGACGGCGAAGACCGTGCCGGCGGTCGAGGTCGTCGTTGTGGCGGCCGTCCCAAAGGCTTTCGCGCCCGCGCCCGCCGCGCTTGTCGCTTGGAGCAACGTCAAGGTGAACGTGTCCTCCGCGCCGACCGCGTCGAGGATGGCCACCGCGCAAACGCTGTCGTACATGTCAAGCTTGGTGTACGTGCTCGTGCCATAGTTCTGCGCCGCCGCGAGTTGCGTGCGGTTGATCCCGCCGGTCGTGATCAGCGCCGGCATCTTGCTATCGTCCGTGAATTTCACTGGATGGTACATTTCAATTCTCCTCCTTTTGCCTCAGCGCGCCTCAAGCTGCCGTCGCCAAGGCGATGTAGGGGCTGATTTCGACCGAGCCGTGCTCTGGCGTCAGCTTGCTCAACCACACCGGCCGTCCGTCGTTGTACCACACGAAGCGGAAGGCCATCGCGTTGTAGTCGAAGTAAAGGTGCGTCGACGCGGCGCTTTGCAACCCGCCGGTGTACTCGGCCAGGACGTACTGCTTCGGGCACACGAGCAATATGTCGCCCTTGGTGCCCTGCGCCTCGCAATGCTCCGTCCGGATCAGCGGGTAGCCCGACAGGTTTTGGAACGGCTTGGCCGGGCCGCCGCCAGTGACGACCATGAGCGGCACGGTGTTTCCGCCGCCGCTGACGTAGAGCGCGCGAATGTCGTCGTGCAAGTCCGGGTTGTGGTAGAAGCGGGCGTCACCGTCGAACTGGCTTGGCACATGCGCCTCCATCCGGACGATGTCGTCCCAGACGATGGTCGCGCCGGTGCGCGTCTCGGCGACCAGGGCCGCGGCGTTCAGGATTCCTAACGGCTGTCCAGCGCCGCTGCCGCTGAAAATCTCGCTCTCGAGCTTCCAGGCTAGCGCTTGCGGGGCGATCTCGGTCAACAGGGGTTCGATGCTCACGGCCGAGAATTGCAGCATCGTGTTCGGCACGCTCACGAAGACGTATTGCTCGGTCAGTTGCAGGTTCATCGTGGCGAAGCCGGGTTTGGTCGCGGTCATTTGGGACAGTTCGGCCCGACGGTAGACCCCAACGCCTCCATAGACCAATCCGGCGGCGTGCGTGGTGTCGTTGATCGCGGGCCACTCGATGGTCATGTGGGTGGTGGGGACTTTCTGCACGTAGGGGTAGATGATCCCTTGCTCGATGACCGGCTTCCACAGCTCGGCCACGAACTCGGTCGGCAAGAGATAGCCGCCGGCAGGCCCGGTCACGGTCGAGAGCGTCCCAGCCGGCAGCGCCCTCAGGGCGGCCTGGCGCGAGGCGATCTCCGCCTTCTGTGTCGTGCCGAGCCGCCGTTGCGCTTCGACGATCAGGTCTTCCGTGCGGGAAACGTCAGCGACGCGCTCGGCGGCCTGACGTGGCGCCCCCGGGATCCCAGCCAAATAGACCGCATAGGCGTATTCGGCCAGACTTGTCCAGCCGCGGCGCGGGTCTTTGTCGACCGGCTCCGGCCCGAGGCTGATCGAGCCTGTCTTGCTCAATCGCTTTTCAAGGTCGGCGTTCAGGCGGGTGAATTCAGCGCGCGTCGCCTCTTGGATGACCCGGCGAATGCCCTCGGCGGCGACATCCTCGACCGCCACGTCGTCCCAGGCGACGCCTTTCGCGAGGCCCGCGGCGGCCAAGGCCTGCTGCACGTTCTGGTCGTTTTCTACGACGGCGTCTTTGGGCCAGTTCGGCCCACAGTCTTGCAAGAACTTGATTTTGGACACGATGGTAGCCTCCTCGATAGGTTTGCGATTCTGTGCTGACTATCGCATTCCAAGGCCCCATCGCGTCTTTTTGGCCTAGCTGACTTTCACAGCCCCTGGCCGTGGCGCAACTGCCTAGACCATGCGAAGCGTCGCCGGGCCGAAGCCCGGCGGCCTGATTTCGATTCAATCCAATGGCCGTCCAGTTTGGCGCGACCAAAACTTGGCCGCCTCGTCCTGGACGGTCTCCTTGACGATCCTGCTTATGTCGGCGTTTGTGAGCGCGCCGGGGCAAACGGCGACGCGCCGTGGCGGCGCTTTCATTTCGGCGCTTTCCTCAATCGCCTTTGGATTGCTTGGCGGCTGACCGTCAACGTCCTTTTCGCTTGGCCCGGCGACGCGCCCCTTCTTGAAGTCGGGATGGTCGGCGAGCCATTGCTTCGCTCCCGCCAAAGTCCAACCCGCCTCTTCGTCGGTTGGCTTGGGGAAGATGAGCGCTTGCCAGTCCCACTGATCCGTGCCTTTTTTCCGCCCGTAGACGCCTTTTACGCGTGGCGGCTCTTTCACGATTTCCACCATCCGAAACTTGTCGTAACCGTCCGGATCGTGAATCCGATAGCGGAAGCTGTCCTCGGTCTCGTCCCAGCCGCCGCCTTCTGGACGCGACTCCCGCTCAGGGTTTTGGTCTCCTGCCGGCAGCTCGACACCCAGGAAAGAGCGCACCCATTGGCGTTCAACCATGCCCTTGCTGACGGCCTTCTCAAGAAGCGTCAAAGCCTGTGGCAGCGCGGGAACGTTCACGGCGCTGTATTCCCACAACGTCCAGCGCCGATGGACTTCGAGGCCGCCTTCAGACTTGGCGGCCGTCTCCCATTCGGGATTCGCGCGGATCTCGTCCTCGGTCGCCGGACCGTACTCAAGCGGGTCCCAACCGATGGACCACGCGCGCAGTACCCCTTCACTGTAAAGAATCCGTAGGCGCTCGCCGTCGTCAGTCGGCGCGAATCGCGTCTTGGCGATTATGCGAGGAGGCGAAGCGGCCATTTCCTTGGCGATCCACAGGCAACTGCCGATGGCCGGTTTGGAGTGGTCGTGCGCCCACAGGACTGGGGAATTTTGCAGATAGTCGCTAAACTCAGCCCCGCGCGTCAAAACCACGCGATTGTCGCGCCCGACGTCGTCCGTGCTGATCTGCGCCTTGACTGTGCGTTCAGACGGATAGCTCGTCAAGTCGAGCGTGCGCACGCCGCGATAGAGCAATTTGTGGCGGGGAATCTTTTCTTTGGCCATCGAAAGGCGCTCCTTTGGCTGATGGCGCTGGCCATTCAGCCTTTCGGGAATGGACGTCTATCCGATTTGCAAAAGCCTTATCAAGCAAAATGTTTTTCCTTGAACCAATTGTTTTTCTCCAATTGCTCGAGCACCGCCGCCCGCTGCGATTGGAAGACGCCGCGAAGCGCATTGGCAATTTGCCTCTCGATCTTGCTTTCCCCTTCGCCCTGTCGCTTGTGCGCCGCATGAAACGTCCCTCGACCAGTCAAAACGGGTTTGATCGCGCAGGTGCAATTGGGATGGGGGTCTGGTGGCGTCATGTAGCCGCCCTTGAACGCTTCGCCGATGGCCGCCGTTTGACCATCCAAGGCCTTGCACTCAGGGCAACTGTCCGCGCTGGCCGCCCATTGCTTCTTTTCGACCTCGCCACTGGTCCCATAGGCCAGTTCTTCGCCACGATTCAAAGCACGCGTCGTTTCGGTTCGGGCGGCCTGCAAGGAGCGGTACTCAGTGGCGTAGTCGAACACGGCGTTGATCCTTTGGGCCGTTTGCTCCAAGGTCGCTCCTTCCTCCATGGCGTTCGAAATGATGGCGGAGACCGCTTTGCGCGTCTCATCGTTGATCCTCGGCCAAACCTTCTGGCTCAACATGGCGCGGTGGCCCTTCAAGAATTCCGCGATTTCAGGGCGCTCGACGTCCGGAATGTTCAGGCTGCCGGCTTCGGCCAGAACGCCCGCGCCGGCCTCGACGCCGCGATAAACCGCCTCTTGAATGTACCGCCAGGTCGTCCGATCCAACTCGCGCGCGGACTGCGGGCCAAAAGGGTCGGCTGGGTCGACCGCCCTCGTCGCGCTGGAATCACCCAAGGCCGTGAAACCGGCTTGTCCTACTGGCGCTCCAACGAGCTGGTCGAGCGGTCGCATGCCCGACTGTATCCAAAGCTTGTCGGCGCTCGGAGCGTCGATGGTTTCAAAGCCCAGCCTCTGACGCCCCTCGTTCGGGCTTATCAAGCCGCCGCTGACGCCCATTTGCGTGTGCTTCCAAAGGGCCTCCTCGTCGTCGGGGATGCTGTCGTCGGCGGCGACGAACAGGTCAGGCCCGAAAGTCGGCCAGATGATCGAGCCGTTTATCTCCGCGTCAATTTTGGCGTTCATGGGTTGCACGGTCATCTTCTGGTGCTGGTAGAAGGCCGCTTGCGCGCCAGCGTAGCTGACGTTCCGAGTGTCGATCAGCGGCATTGGCACGCGCAACACGGCGGCCAGCTCGCGCACCATCGCGTCCATGCCCCGCTCATAGGCTAGGTCCTTTGGCGACAGGCCGACGACCTGGAAGTCGACGTCGCTGCCCACGACGGCGGGGACGCCTGGCCCCGCGATCCGCCGCATCTCTTTCCAGTGCTCGAGCCATTCCGCCTCCCAGCCTTGCGCCCGACGCTCTTTGCTTTTCGCGTAGACCGTCGGGGTGCCGTCGGCTTCGATGAGCGAGCGCTGGTACTCCTCCATCATCGTTTGCAGGTCAATCGCCAAGCGGCCCGCCCAAACCGCGCTCAGGCCTTCGCCATAGGGGTTGAGCGGATTCACGATGCGTCGGAAATGCACGATGTCCTCTGGCGGGATCAAAAGGTCTTTGCCGTTGACCGTTGGCAATTGCCGGACGGCCTTCCCCTCCCGCGCCTCCTCGGGAAAGACCATTGAGGTGGCGCCGTCACGGAAAAGCCAACCCGCGATGGGCTGGTCGGGCCTCCTCGCCAAGACCATCCGGTGTGAGGGCAAAGGCCAGATTTGGGTTGGTATGTTCAAGGCGTTGCGGACGATGTACCAATGGGCGTCGCCGACGAGTTGGCCGTACATGGCCGTGAGTTCGATGACGTTCGTCCACTCCAAGATGCCGTTGGGTTCGCGCATGAGTGAGAGCCAGGGATGGCCATTGACGATTTCATGGACGCCATTGCCCCGGTCGATTGCGGCTCGAAGCTGTTGGCCGGCGCGTCCGAGCGCGCGGCGGGCCAATCGTTCGACGTTTTCCCTGGCCAGCGGGCGAACCTCGAAGGCGCGAAGCCGCTCGCGCTTTGCCGTGCTGTACAGTCGCCTCGGCACGACCGCGGCGGCCTCCGAGTTGATCGTCACGCAGACGAAGACGTACCCGACCATGCGGCGGACGAGCGACTCGCGGTCAACCTGCTCACCCAAGATCGAGCCGAGGTCGAGCTTGCGCGGCGCGAGCAGGCGCAGCACCACCGCTTCCGTGCCGCGCCTAAGCGCGTCGCGGCCCTTGGAGTAGAGGCGATTTAGGAAGTTGGGCATCCGGTCACCGTAGCTAAAAAGGGTGGCTACGGCTGCGGCGGGGAGAGAACTGAAAAATCAAGGGGGAGCCTGGCGGCGGCGGAGGCCCGCGTCAAGCTGTTTTTTCGCTTTACTTCGGCCCCCGACTTGGGACATCTTTCTTTCGCCATGTCAAAAGTCGCCGACAGCGAACCCGTTGGGGTCGGGCGCCAGCCCCGCAAAATAAGGACGGTCGCCGATTTGGCTGACTCGCCTGACAATCCACGCCAAATAACCGACGAGGCCTTGGCCGCGCTCGGCAAGAGCATGGAGCGGTTCGGCGAAGGGGGCCGGACGTGAGCCACGCGATCAAAGAACCCGCCGACCTCGACAACCACCTAGCCACCCAGGTACTCGCCTTCCTCCTGCAATCGCTGCCGATGAACTCCGTCTACCTGGCGCTCCACCTGGCGAGCGACAGGCCGGAGATCGCCGACATGGTGGAGCGGCTTGACGCCGGCCAATCCGAGGCCGACGAAGAAATCTGACGCTGAAGGGAGAAGCCAATGGATTTGAGCTTCCACGTCGTCGCCAGCTTGGTTTTAAGCGTCCTTGCGGCCGCGGTCTTCTTTTTGAGTGAGGGGATGTTGTCTGCGGCTGCAGACAACCGGCGAAGAGGGCGGTTTGATTTGGCAAGGCTAGACCTGGCGGTTTGGGCTTTCCTTTGCATGGCGGCGGCGTGTGTGACTTTTTCCGCCATTCTGGTTTGGAGTTTTTAACTCTGAAGGAACAATAGAGGGAAATTCCCCTTGACAACCGCGGCCGTCGCGGTTTCACCTTGACCGGCTTTGACGAACGAAATCAAAGGCCGCGAAGTTGGCGGCCACAGCCACAATGACAGAAAGGAAACGTACCATGCGAGCTATTCCTCCCCCAATCTCCCCACCAATCCGCGTTCACGACCTTGAACAAGCAGCGGTGCTTTACGCAAGCGGCCTGGAGCCACTCGGCGGTGAGTGGCAAGGCGAGCGGCTGTTTCTTCTATTCGAAGATTCCGCGGAAGCCCGCGACGCGCTGGCCAAACTCGCCACGGGGACGCTGCGCCTCGACCCGTCCATAGTCATCGCCGGATTCCGCAAGGCGCGCAAGCGGCTCTGGGAAGAAAAGGCAAGGGCGGGGACGTTGCGATGACCAACGAGGCCGACAAAGCACAAGGCAAGGTTCGGCGGAAAGCCTACTACACGCCCATGCCCAACAACCTCTTCTTCGTCGGCGCGTTCCCCGAGCTCACGCCCAGCGCCGTCCTTGGTCTGATGCGCCACTTCTTCCTCGCCATGCGGGCGGCGCGGAAGACCTTTGGCGAGAAGGCGAAAATCGCGCAAGCGTGGTCGGTGACGTATGAGGCGTTGGATGGCAAGATCGGCTCGACGCGAATGACGGCTGGGCGAATTAACAAGCAGCTGCTGCGATGGGGCTACGTCGAGCTGGTCAGGACGAGCGGCGGCAGAAAAGCGGCCACCTATTGCCTGGGCGACAAGCTCCGCGAGTCCGTGTTACGGACGATCAAGGAGGTTTGGGATGATCGGATGGGCCGTCCGCGCAAGCGACACATAGGAGAGATTCTAAAGCGCGACATCGCCCAACCGTCACAAAATGTTACGGTTCAACCGTCACAAAATGTTACGGTTGGACCTCAAGAACGACCCCCTTCGATCAAAATTTCACCGTCAACCGTCACAAAATGTTACGGTTCAACCGTCACAAAATGTTACGCTAGAGAATATACACCTAGAAAAATAACAAAAGCGGGATGGGAAAACGATTCAAAAATGAAAAAGCAAAGAGCCTCCGACAGGGGGTTGTCACCCCCCGTCACCCCCCGCCCATCCAAGCCGGCAATTCTCACGGGAGAGTTCGTCCTAAGTCTCTATCAGACCCTCCACCAACAAGCCTATGGTGCGATGGGGCCAATTGACGGGCCGCCGGACGTCTTCGGGCGAATCGCGGTTTCGGCCAATGGGCAAGGCGCAACGGCGAACGACCTCGTCCACCGCTTCCAACGCTTCTTCGCCAATCGCGGGCCAGAGCGGGCCTCGCCGGCGGAGTTTTTGGCCGCGCTCCACAACGGTAGGACAGCGGATTCACTGACCACAGAGCCGGCGCGCGCGCTGCGCGAGAGCGAAAGCGAACCGAGCGGGAAGGGGGTGGAGGCAAGATGAGCCACAGCCTTCAGTACGGTGATTGCCGCGAAGTGCTCAAGGTGATGCCAGCGGAATCCGCACATTGTATCGTGACTTCACCCCCGTACTGGGGCTTGCGCAGCTATGGCGACTCGACGATCTTTGTTTGGGGTGGTTTGGGAAATTGCCAGCATGATTGGCGGACGGTCTATGGTGGTATGGGTGCGGGCCATAAAAATAAAAGAGAGGGGGCGCTTCAAGATAAACAATCGCTAAAACGACGCCAAACATACAGTCAAACTTGCTCTGTCTGTGGCGCATGGAAAGGTGGACTTGGTTTAGAGCCGATCCCCGATTGCCTTGCCTGGGCGCGTGGCAGGCCGCTCTGCGGTCAGTGCTACGTTTGCCACTTAGTCGAGATTTTTCGCGAGGTGAGGCGCGTGCTGCGCTCGGATGGCACATGTTGGATTGTGATTGGCGATTCATACGCTGGCTCAAACTGTGGCAGCCATGATTACCGATCTGGGGGCGCCAGCCTTAGCAAGTCAGACGAAAAGTATTGCGGTCAGAGACCTGGGCGGGTGCCCGGCTTGAAAGGGAAAAATCTTTGCGGCATTCCCTGGCGCGTTGGTCTTGCCCTTCAAGCTGATGGCTGGTACTTGCGCCAGGACATAATCTGGGCTAAGCGCAATTGCCTGCCTGAGAGCGTCCGCGACCGCTGCACAAAAGCGCACGAGTACGTTTTCTTGTTTGCGAAGTCGCCGCGCTACTATTTTGACGGCGAGGCGATCAAAGAGCCTATTTCTGCCACCTATGCAACTGACAAAAGACCTCACGGTATTTTGAGACAGCGATTCTACCGCAATTCAAAATACGTCAAAGAAGGGATGATGGCGCTATGCGCAGGAGAATTCCCAAAAGAAGAGCGCGAAGAAAAACGCAACAAGCGATCAGTGTGGACAGTTCGGTGTGAACCGTTGAAAGAGCCGCACTTTGCCGCTTTCCCCAGAGCGCTTATCGAACCCATGATCTTGGCGGGAACGAGCCAATGCGGTTGCTGTCCCCATTGTGGCGCGCCATACGAGCGCATTCTCAAAAAGGGGTTTATGTCCCACGACGCGCCAAGCGCAACGGCGTATCCCGATGGTAGCAACGCAAAACGATTGTCTCTTTTGCGCCAGGCCGCCCGCCAGGAAGGTCACGAATACGCGAACGAAAGTCGCACTGTCGGCTGGCGGCAAGGTTGCAAGTGCCCCACCGCCCCGCCCATTCCTGCCATTGTTCTCGATCCTTTCATGGACAGCGGCACTACTGGCCTCGTTTGCCAAACGCTTGGCCGTGACTTCATCGGGATCGAAGCGAATCCCGAATATCTGGCCATCGCCAAAAGAAGGCTGGCCGTGAACGAGCAACTGCCGGGATTCTAAGGGGCCAACTGCTTGAGAGCTCCAAGCCTTTCCCAAGAGACGAACGATGACCAGACGATTGCGCAGCCCCATTCGCTGGTTCGGCGGCAAGGGAAGGATGGTGGCCAAGATTCTGCCGTTGCTTCCCCCGCACCGCCACTACGTCGAGCCGTTTGGTGGGGGTGCTTCGATTTTGTTGGCCAAACCGCCGTGTGCTGGCGTTGAAACTTACAATGATGTTGACGAAGGCTTGGCGAACTTCTTTCGGGTTCTCGCCAACCCCGAGCTATTCGCCAAGTTCTACCGCCGTGTGGAAGCCCTGCCCTGGGGCAGAGCCATTTACGAGGAATGCTGCGAGACTTGGGAAAACAAGGCCGATCTTGTGGAGCGCGTCGCGCGATGGTTCGTCGTGGCAAGGCAGTCATTCGCTGGATGTTTTGGTGCGGGTTGGGGTTCTGCGGTCGCAACCGCGCGCAAGGGAATGGCTCACACTTCTAGTGCTTGGCTCTCAGCGCTAGATTTGCTCCCTGAGATTCATTCCCGCCTTCGCCGCGTCCAGGTAGAATGCGCCGATTGGCGCGTCGTTCTTGAACGATACTGCGGACCTGGGTACTTAGCGTATATTGATCCGCCCTATGTTCAGACCGCCCGTTCAGACGAGCGCTATCGCCATGAACTGACGTTTGACGACCACGAAGAACTCGTTGAGGCGCTTCTGGCCTACGACGGCGCAGTCGTTCTGAGCGGCTATGACTGTCCTTCGTACCGCCGTTTCGACGAGGCGGGTTGGGACAAGCACGAAATCAAGACCGTCTGCCACGCGGCGGGCAAGACAAGAGGGACGGGAATCTTAGGCGAGGGTTCGGCCCGGCGGATGCAGCCTCGCACCGAGGTCGTCTGGGTCAAGCCATTCGTAAGCGACCAGTTGCCGGGGTTGTAGGGGGAAATTTTGATGGCCTACGAGCTCTACCAAGGCAACTGCCTGCCTGTCCTGCGTGGAATGTCCGATGACAGCGTGGACGCCCTTGTGACCGATCCGCCCGCGGGGATTGGCTTTATGGGCAAGGAATGGGACGGCAGCCGAGGCGGACGAGATCGGCTTGTCACGCCGCCGAATGGCTTGATCCTCGATCCCTTCGCTGGCAGTGGCTCAACGGGCGTGGCGGCCATCGAGGATGGTTTCCGCTTTCTCGGAATTGAAATTGATCCCGATTATTGTCGAATCGCCCGCGCCCGGCTCGAAGCCGCCGACCGCCAAGGAAGGCTCGACCTGTTTGCCGAGACGAAAACCGGGCGTGGCGAGAGCCACCGCCCAAACCCACTTTTGGATTGCGGAGGCGACCCATGATCGTCTACGTCGCGGGACCCTACAGCGCCCCCACGCCCCAAGGCGTTGACGCCAACATCCAACAAGCGCGCCAAGCCGCCATCGCCCTCTGGCGAGAGGGGCACGTGGCCATTTGCCCGCACCTCAACACGGCGCACTTCGAGGACGAGTGCCCCGGCTTGGACTTCGTCAAGGGCGACCTGGAAATCCTCAGCCGTTGCGACGCCCTGGTCATGCTCCCCGGTTGGGAGCAGTCGAAAGGCGCGCGGCGGGAGCTCGAGTTCGCCACCGAACGAGACATCCCCGTCTGCCTCCTCCAAGGCCAATGGCCGGAAGGCGGGATCGTCTTGGCCCTTGGCGAAAAGGCGAGAAGGGACGATTTCAATCCTTGCGGCAAAACGCGCAAGGCCGCCCCGACGCGAACCGCTACTGACAGGGGCGCCGCCATCACCCCCACTGCCACCAGGGAGAAGATCGCAGAGATCGTCGCCAGCGATGATCGCATCTCAGAGTCCGCCATGAGGGACGTTCTCGCGTATGTTGATTCGCGATGTCAGGCGGTGGCGGGCAAACGTCTCAAAACCGCCCCCTGCGACCTTGGTTTTGCCATTCCCGAGCTGCGCCGAGCCATCCGAAAAAGCGGGCCAGATTTCCTCGACCGCGTCGAACGCTGCGCGATTGCGGCAGGAGAGAGCAGCGAGGCGGTATTCACGGTCTCGGGCTTCTTCGCTGGCTGAGAGGCAAGCGGTCTCCAAACAGGGCGTCCTTAAAGGCGGCTTGTTGCGCAATCCCGACCGCTATCGCCTTTCGGACAAGTGGCGCTCTTGGTCGCCCGCTTCTGTTCCCCCCGCGCGACGCGCACAGTGGCAAAAGCGGCTTGACGCGCTCTTGTGTTGCGAACAGAAACAGCGCGACCCCGCGCAGCGCCGCGCAAGAGCACTTTCCAGCGCGCGAAAACCAGTCCCAAATTTTTACCTCAACAGTCCCAAAGTTTGGGACAGTGACAATTCCTCAGTCCCAAAAAACGAGACTGTGACGGCGGAAAATGCCCAACTTCCAGTCCCAAATCCTGGGACACTCTTTAAAGCTTTCCAGGGAGAGGGGGATGCGGGCACCAAGCCAAAGCATCCCCCCCTCTCCCGCCTGACAATTTAGCCCCTTCGCATCCGGGCGCCCCCGCTGGGGGGCTTTCAGTCTCAAAAAACGAGACTGTGACGAGAGAACGGGTCGCACAGATCATCTCCGGCGATGGTGACATTCCTGAGGCGGACATTAGAAGCATTCTCGGCCACGTTAGCGCACGGTGTAAGGCGGCTTCAGGGAAGGTCTTGAAAGGACTTCAGAGCGGTTCGTTTGACGCCATACCCCAGTCCGCCCGCAGAATTCTCAGGCGTCGCCGCCGCAAACGGGGAGAACCCCACTTCAGCCACCCCACACCTCCAAAACCCCACTTCCCACGCCAACACCCCCCCCTTGCTGAAACCAAAAACCCGGGCGTCACTGGGAATGAGAACAGAAAAGGAAACCCCCAAGCCGGCTCGGCGAAAGCACGGGAGGCAAACAACCGTATCGGTTTGAAGGCGGGGGGATCGGCCAAAATTTCGACCCTACCCCATTGGCCGTCGTCGGACAAGTGAAACAAAATCAACGCGGCGTGATTAGGCCTGAAGTTCGCAAAAAATAATGGCCGCCATAAATCGCGTGAAGTCAATGGTTTGCGCGCAAGTTCGCAAAATGTATATTTCGCGCACTTGGGCCACCTTCGACCCAAACGTCAAAAATGCAATAGGGGCTTGCTATGGGCTTTTGAGTCCGCGATGGTAGGGGAAGACTGTCCATCGGAAGAAAAGGCCACCACGGGCCTGGAAAGGCCATTTCTGGCGATTTGGCGAGATTCACCCACTCGCCTTGACCCGCCGCATCACCGGGCCGAGTACGTTCTCCAACGCTTTTTGCCACGCCCACCCAACGGCTTCGGCTTGATCCAGTTCCAAGACTGAAGATTCCACCAGTTCGCGTAGTTGGGTTTGCCCTGTAAGTTTAATTTCGTGAACCAACGATTCAAGAACCAAACGAATTCCTTCGGGGCCAACGCCCTCGAGCGAATTTAGCTCCGAGCAGATAGATAACGTGAGGCTGCAAGCCCGGTCGGGTGAGAGCCTGCGGCGGGTTTGGATGCGTGAGTTGGCGAGGGCAGACTGGAGTATCTCTTGCACGATTTTCGCGTTTACCCGGCCCTCGTGCGCGCGCGTGTGCGCGGCTAGGCTAGAGGCTATCTCTTGAGATAGAGAAAAAAGGAGGTCCTCAGGGATAGAGGGGGTTTTAAGACCTACGTCCTCAAGGCAGAGGCCGAGTAGGGCTTCGAGGACTTTTTTACGCATGGAGATTTTCTTGAGGGCCTCATTGCCTTCTTGCGTGCGGAGGAGGTGTTGGGCTTCCGCTTGCAAGTGGCTTTGATACTCGTCGCGTATCTTGACGGAGAGGTGGCGTTGCGCGGATCGTCGGGCGATGTTGTGGACGCGGGCGAAATCGGCGATGGTCAGGTCGGGGCGGCGGTTGAACTCGTCTTGCAGTTCCCGCCACTCGCGTTGGGGAAGGTAGGAGCGACGACGGGGGCGTTTGCTTGGCATTTTGGGCTTGACTGGCGGGAAGGGCGTGGCGACGGTTCCCGCTTGTGGCGAAGGCGCGCTTGTTTGGAATTTTTGGTTGAGGGCGTCGGCAATGGCTGGTTGCGAAGGGTCGGTTGGTTCGGTTGGCGTCACAAATCCAACTGGCCCCGGTGTCTCAAGTGGTGCAGAGTCGGTTGACATTGGCGGCGGACCTCCCACGCGGCGTTGGCCGGGCAACCGCAAGCGGGGGATTCGCAGGCCGGCGGCGCCGGGCGAATTGAGCGAGTTGTATGCAGCGGCGGGGTTGGCTGTCAAGGATTCTCAGCGGTGGGCGCTCTTGCCATATGTGAGGGACCTGGTCTCGGCGGGTTTGATTGTCAATGACATGCACAAGTGGGGCGGGGTGCTTTACGTTTCGCGCCGCGGCGTGGGCGAGCCGCAATGTGATGTGGCGTCTTGGGGCGCGCGGTTGTCGGCGGCGTTGCGGCTGATCGTCATGGGTCGGCAGGAGTGTTGGGACAGGCGGCTTGGGACGTGGCGGCAGGTGGTGATGTTGCAAGTGGACGAACGTTGGCAAGCGCTGAAGACGACGCCCGGGTTGTCGTATCGGCGGCGGCGGACGTTCATCGGCTCGACGATGAGGCAATGGCGGCGGCAGCGGGGTTTGAGCCAAGTGGCGGCGGCGTTGGCGCACGGGTTGGACAGGTCGGCTTGGGCGTGGTGCGAGGCGGGGGTGGCTTGCCCGGCGTTGCCCTTGTGGCGCGCGGTGTGCGTGGACCTCGGGCTGGATTGGCGGTTGGGCTTGCTGAGGTGGTTGGAGGTGAAGCTGGGCGAAGAGCGAGGGGCGCTCGGCCAGATTCGGCAAGTGACAGAGGGCTTGGGTGGGAATGGCCAGGGCGCTTGTGGAGCCCAGCCGAGAAACCAAGGAGGCTAGCCGAAGACAATGGCGGGACGCAAGGCGGCGAAGCGGTTGACGGTGGCGATGGAGGGCGAGGCGCTGTTCGAGGTCAAGCCGCGCACCAAACCATTGACGCTGCGAGCGTTCATCGAGGCGACGTTGGGGCGCGCTTACGACTGGCCGCAGCTTCACGCGCGGTTGGTGGCGGCGGTGGAGCGCTGGATGCTAGGCGAGGCGCCGCGCGGGCACAAGAACAACCTCATGGTGATGATGCCGGTCAGGCATGGGAAGTCCACGCTGATGAGCCAGTTGCTGCCGGCCTACGAGTTTGGTCTGCACGCCTCGGGCGCGCGTCCCTATATGGTTATCGAGGCTTGTTACAATTTGGAACAGGCGGCGGAGATGAACGCGGGGACGCGGCGGCTCGTGCGCGGCGACGGCTTCGAGCGCCTCTTTCCGGCGCTGCGGTTCGACTCCGACTGCGAGAACCGGCGCGAGTTCAATCTGGAGCGTGACGGCAGGCTGGTTGGCGTGTATCGCGCCGCCGGGGTGGACAGCGGGATCAACGGGAAGGGCGCGCACTTGCTCGTGATGGACGACGTGCTGAAGGGTCGGAACG